AAGCGCGGAGCATCTCGTTGGACAGCCGCTCGCCGGTCGTCGTCTTGGCGTATTGGAATGCCAGCAGGTTCGCGAGCATCTCGATCGCCGGGATGTTCGGATCGAAATTCTGCGCGAGATCGGCGTCGGCCATGCCCCGCTCGATGGCCTGCGCGACTTCCTGAACGCCGCCGCCGAAATAGGCGCCGAGCTCCCGATTGACCGGTTCCGCGGAGCGCGCCGACGACGCCCTGCGACGCCGGCGACTGAGCAATGAGCTCGCGCAGGCGCAGGGCCGTGTCCTTGGTCTGCCCCAAAGCGAGCAGCTCCCGCTGCATTTGGCTGAGAATCGGCGGGGTGAGGCCGACGTCAGACGCTGTACCCTGCGGCTTCGGAATGTCAAAGATCTGCACGTCCGCCGGCAGGTCGGCTCCCGTCTGTGCGTGGCGCCATCTGCCGTCCGGCCCTTGCACAGCCGGGACGCGCGTGTTGCCATCGGGCATGACCGCGATCGCGTTGGTGTATCTCGGCGCCTTGTCCGGCGCGATGTAGGGCTCCGCACCGAGAGCCTCGAGGCGCGTGGCGTTGACCGGCCTGCCGTCGCGGACAATCTGCTCGATCGGCGTGCTGCCAAAGACAATCGCCTGCTGCTGCTCAACCGGCATTTGTCCGTACACCTGCGCCTTCATCTCGTCCAACGTCGCGGGCTTGGCCGGCCCGGCAACAGGCGCGTCCCGCCCCGGAACGAGGTACTCCTTGCCCGGGTCGAGCTCGACCACGCCGACTTGCTGCGGCGGCAGTCCGAACAGGTCCGCGATGCCCGGAGGAACGAAACGTGTCTGCCCCGTACCAACCGGCGCCAGCAGCGTCCGCTCCGTCTCGCCCCGCTGCTGAAGGCGTGTCTGTTCGAGCGCTCGCGCATTGTCGGCCGTGTTGTTCGCGCGAAGCGCCGCGTTGCTCTGGTCGACGGAGTAGAAGCTCTGGTTCGGATTGAAGCGGCCGACCGCGATGCCGTAGCGGTCGATCATCGAGCGATCCGTGTTCGGGTCGGTGACGACCTTGAACATCTCGGCGAGCTGCGCCGCCTCCTGCTCCTTGGCGCGAGCAGCCGCCCAGCCCGCCGCGTCCGCGCCGCTCGGCGGGGCGAACAGCTGCGAGAGGCTGGCGACGGCCGCGCCGATGGCGGGGTTGTTGTAGTAGCCGTTGCGCCGGACAGCCATTGGCGGACCTCAATACAGCGAGAACGGATTGAGCGCGCCGCCCCCGGTTTTGGAAGCCGTCGAGCCCGTCGAGGTGATAGGCGAATAGGTGCCGCGGCTGAGCCCCGCCTTCGTGCCGAGCGAGCCCGCCGCGCCGAGAAGGTCGGCGAGCAGTTTCATGCCGCCCGCCGAACTGTTGGCCGCCTCCAGCGCCGAGCCTGCGAGCTCGGCCGAGGCGCGCTTGAAGCCGCCAATCGTGCCGAGCTGCGCGGCGTCACGGGCCTGGAGCCGGCCGATCCCGCCGAGCAGGTCGCCGAATGAGCGCATGTTCGCCAGGGCATTCGCCTGCGCCTCGCCGAACCGCTGCGCCGCTGCCTTTTGCCGGGCGCCCTCGTTGACCACGACGTTCGAGGTCGACTGCGGCATGGCGTCGGAGGGGCCGACTTCGGTCGTGCGGAAGAAGTCAGCCAGCTGCGACGCCTTTTCGGCCTGCTGGTCACCAAAATTCTGGTAGCGGTCCTGGCTCCCAGTATTGAGGGCGTCCATCTCCGCGTCGTAGCCCTTCTGGCGCTCGCGCTCGGCCGCCATGATGGCGGCGCGGCTCTTGTCGATCTGGCTGTTGGCGAACGTGTTCGCCGCGACGGAGCCGGCGGTCAGGACGATGCCGCCGATGGTAAGAGGATCACACATGGCCGCCTCACGTGTTCTTGACGGCGCCCTTGACGCCGAACAGGCCGGTCGAGTAGGGCGGCTTGTAGGCGCCCCCGCTCAACGCTGCGGCGCGCTCCTGCGCGGCTTGCGTTCCAAGGCCGGATATGAACTCCGTAAAGAGGTGCTCGAGCGGGCTGTATGCGTCCGGCTGCGTGAGCGCCTGGGCGCGCGTCAGCGCGCTGTTGGCCGCGCCTTCTGCGTCGCCAGTCGCGTTCAGCATCCGAATGAGGTCAGCGCGGGCCGACTCCACGTTGTTGCGCGCGTCGGTCTCGTAGGACAACGCACGGTCGCCGATCTCCCTCGCCCGCTGGTCGTAGAGCTTCTGGAGCTCGGCCTCCTTCTGCGCCCGGATCGTGCTATCCAGCGTGCCGGAGCGGGCGAGGGCGTAGGTCAACTCCTCCTTCGCCTTGGCGTACTGATCCTGGAGCTGCGGGTTTGCGTAGTCGAGGTACGACTGGCGCCGGCCTGTGAAGAAGTCATCGTTGAACTGGTTGCCAAAGATAGAGTCGATGCGCTGCGTCCCGGCGCGGATCTTCGCCTGCCGGGCGGCTTCCTCCATCTGTGCATATCGTGCCTGTTTGGCCGCAGAATTCTTACCGAGGCCGCCCATCCGTCAGCTCCATTCGCATCGCGTAGCCGACCTGGCGAAAGCCGAAGTGGCGCAAGAAAGCCGCCGTCCGCTCCGACCGAAAGCCGTTATCGTTCCCGCCGTCAATGGCGTCGGCTCCGATCCGTCGACTCCACGCGATCAGCTCTTTCATCAGCAACGCGGCTGCCCGAGTGCCGCGGCGTTCCGGGCGCACATACAATACCCTCTGTGTAACAGAAAATCCATCGCGGTGGTCGTAATAGCATACGTCCGCAGCCAGAAAGCCGATCACCTTCCGGTTCTCCTCCGCCACGAAGGCCGCCTTGAGCGCCGTGCGGAAAGCGAAGTCCAGCGTCTCGCGCACCCTGCGCTCGCTGAACGGTTCTCCGGGGCATGTCTCCTCGACGTTCAAGCGTGCCATCTCGACGATGGCGTCGGCGTCCGCCTCAGTTGCGAGCCGCGCGAAAATCATCGGCCACCCATGCATACTGAACAAACGGCTCGCCGTTCCGGCCGTAGCCGCGGAACGGCCCTGCCTCCTTCTCGAGCCCGAGCGCCGTCAGCCAGCGGTGCGCACCGCGGTGGAGCAGCATCGAAACCGTCTCGATGCGATGGACGCCGGATTGCTTCATCGGCTCGAGCACCTTTCGCCGGATGAAGCGTGTCAGCGGCCCCGCGATCGTCGGGAACTCGTCGGTCGCAAAGAACATGAGCGATGCGACGTTCGGGCGGGCCTCGAGCACGGCGCCGATGGCAACGGGGCGATCGTCGACGGACGCGCACAGCGTGAACGGCTGGCCGCCGTACCGCGCTGCCAGCAGGTCCGCCAGGTCTTCCCGCGTCCGTGCGTGGCTGACGGCCGAGAACTCGGCGAAGTCTGTCGCGCGCATGCGCAGAGCGACGTCGCGGACCTGCTCCTCTGTCGCGTACTCGATCCTCATGTGCCCTCGCCGTCACCGCCGTCGTAGTGGATGACGGCCGAGCTCAGTTTCTTCGGGCCTGGCCCCAGGCCACGGAAGCGCAGGCTGAAGTGTGTCGACTGGCCGGTTGCAGGGATGCGCTCCCGATTGAGCGTCGTCTCCGTGACGACCGCAACCTTGTCAGTGGCGTCGAGGTCAGTCGGCTGCATGCCGATGCGCACCTCCCACGTGCCAGAGCAGACAACGTCAATCCCGGTCAGCGTCTTCAGCCTCGTCGGCTGGTCCGCGTCCAGATACGGGAACCACACTTCGGGCTCGGTTGCGTCGTAGACGAGCGTGTCGCCGAGGCCGCCATAGACGTAGATGTCGTCGCCTGACCGCAAGTAGACCTTGCGGCGGAACACAACCGCGTCCTCGATGTTGAAGCCTGGCGAGTATGTCGTCCATGCGCTGACCTTTGAGCCGGGAAAATACGAGAACACGAAGATCTCGTCCTTGACGATGAGCCAGAACCGGCCGTCGAGCGGCTCGATAAGGCCGATGACGCGCGCCCGCTCGTTATCGGTAAGTGTCCTTACCTTGGCCGTGACGAGGTTGTCGACGGCGACGCCCACGTCCGTCGTGGCGGCCGCGTTGGAGCTGTCGCGCGCCCGGAGCGACCGGACGCCGGACTCGTCAAGGTAGAACAAGTCTGCATCGCCGAACTGCGTCACCGACAACGGCGCGATGGTGCCCGTGTTCTTGAGCGTCTGCGCCTTCTTGTTGTTCTCGGGGTTGACGTCCATCACCCACGTCATGATCACCCGGTCGCCGAAAATGGCGAGGTAGTTTTGGTACTCGGCGATCGCCCGCAGCTTCTCGAGGCCGGAGACCTGCGACGCCATGTCGATCGCGCCGGCGCCGACCGCGCCCGTGTCAGGATCGCCGCCGCTGCCCTCGACGAACGGGTCGAAGTCCGTTGGGTTGCCGACGCCAGAGAACGCGACGATTGTATCGTAGAGCGCGTAGACCTTCGTCTCGTAGGTCATGACGAAGTCGCCCGGAGTGCGGTCACGCCAGGACGCGAACGTCTTGTAGGTGGGCAGCCGGTAGAAGGCGGCATTGCTCTCTACGGTGGCGAAGTTCCGGCCGTAATGCTCCAGCCAGTGTTTCTGCGGGACCCCTGAGTAGAGGCGTTCCTTCCAGTCCCGGTACTGCCAGCCGGACGTTCCTATAAGGAGAACCACGGGCTGCCCATACCCGTCCCAAGGCTCATGTCACCGGATGGGCATGCGGCCGGCCGCGCTCTCGGTCAT